CGCCGCCACCCGGCGGTGCGCGGTATTGTTCGCGTCCGTCGGCGTCGATCTCGCCGCGATCATACTTGGCCCGCTTCTCGGCGTCGCCCAGCAGGTCGAAGGCGGCGGTGATCCGCTTGAACCGCTCTTCAGAGACCTTGTCGCCCGGGTTCTTGTCCGGGTGCAGTTCCTTGGCCAGCTTGCGGAACGCCTTCTTGACCTCGTCCGCGCTCGCGCCCCTGGCAACGCCCAGTTCCTTATAGGGATCGCCAGCCACGTTCGCTTCACTCCGACTTCAGTAAAAGACCAGAGCGTCAGTTAAGCCATGCCGCCCCCGCCTGAAAGAGGCGATCCCCCTTTCCTCCCCATTCCATGGGGAGGGGGACCACGAAGTGGTGGAGGGGGCAGCGCCAACGGCCGACGTAGGCCGCCCCCTCCGTCACGGCCGCCACGCGCCCGCGCCACCTCTCGCGACACGGAGGAAAGTCACAGCGCGACCACCGCCTCCATTCCCCAGCCATAGCCATCACCCCACTGCGCCACCGCGACCCGCGCGCCTTCGCCTACCCCGCCGGGGAAGTCCGCCGTCAGTTGCCCCGCCGCATAGACCGCCTCCATCCCCTCGACCTCCCAGACGCGTTTTTCCACGCCGTCGTCCAGCACCCGCACCCGGAACCGGCGCGGATCGACCTCGGCAGGCTCCTGGTCCCAGCGATCCCCGCCGGTCCTCACACGCGCGACCCACGTCAGGCGCCGGCCACCGCCTTCGACCGCGCCGCGCAGATGCGCCGGTCGCCAGGGCAGCGCCGCCCGCTCCACCCAGGTGAAGACGACCTCCGCGAACCCAGGCCCGCCCGGCGGCGCGCCCATCGGCCCCGCCCGCCACAGTCGCGGCAGACCACGCTCGCCTGCGCTCATCTCCACACGCGGCAGGTCCCGATCCAGCACCACGACCAGACCGCCGGTCGCAGCCCCTGCCGCCGTCGCCGCCTCCGTCCCCTGCTGCCCGCGCAACAGGCCCGTCAGCCGCCACACCTCGCCGCCGACCAGTTCGGCGCGCCGGTACTGCACCACCTCCCAACCGGCCGCCGTCTCGACCGCCAGAGCATTGCCGCCGCCCAGCACCGCCGCGCCCGACAGGCTCTGCGGCGCCGCCCCCTCGATCCTCACCGTGATCGCATTGGCTTCGTCCCACCGCCCCAGCACCCCGCGCGTCAGCGGCTCAACCAGCACCCCGACCGTCGCCGGCTGCGCGACCGTCGCGCGCGGGGTCATGGTCGCCGCATCCTGCCCGCCATGCAGCGTCATCGCCCGCCACGGCTCGGCCGCCACCACCGCCACAGGCCGAGCATCGTCCTCCGCCCCCGGCAGCAGCGGCAGATCCAGCAACCGCAGGAAAGGAGCGCCCGCGACCATCGGCGGCTCGCCCGGCCGCCAGTCCGGCGTCGCCTCCCCCGGTCCAATCCGCACCACCGGCTCCAGCGTCGCCGTCGGCTGCTCGTCCCAGTCCAGCCGCGCCACGCGCCAGTCACCAGCTTGCCCCTCGACCTCCACCGTATCGCCGGGCTCCAGCCGCAGGGCCTCCAGCGGTCCCAGACGCGCGGTCAGGCGTTCGCCCTCGCCGCCCGCCGCCAGCGCACGTCGCGCCACCATCGTCGCCAGTTCGCCGTCGCACACCAACGGCAGGTCCGCATCCAGCCCCCCGGCTTCGCCCCCGCCCTCAGCCCGCGCCACGACCGATCCCGTCTGATAGTCCGCCGTGTCGTCGATAAAGCGCACCCGCGCCACATCCGGCTTCGGCTCCAGCGACCGCTCCGCCGCCAAACTCGCGCCCTCCTCCGGCAGGGCCAGCGCCTCCGCCGTCAGCCTCAGCACCGCCGCCTCGTCGCCCGACACCGCCACCCGCCCGTCGCGCTCCGCCGCCGTCGCGCCGAACGCGGCCAGCAGCGGCTCCAGCGCATCCCGCGTCCGCATCGGCCGATCGATCACATAACCCGCCGCCTCGCCCTCCAGCGCGCCGACGGTGAATTCCTCCTCCGCCAGCCCCCCGCGCCTCAGGACGGCGGCGATCAGATCGACCGCCTCCCCGGTCATCCGCCCGTTCAGCCAGTGCCCGGCGCGCCAGGCTCCGGCGTCGGCCCACACATCCTTCAGCGCCGGAAACGCCGGCCATGGCCGCGCGTCCCAACACCAGGCGTCGGCTCCCGCCAGCATCGACCCGCCATAGACCGGCGACACCGGATTGTTCTCAGGCCGCGCATAGTGCTTCAGCACCGCCTCCAGCGCCCGCCTCTGCATCCGGTCGTCACGCGCGCCCGTCGAAAACGGCGGCAGCGCATTCTCCGAACTCTTCGGGTCCTGAAACAGGTTGGGCGCATTGCCGCCCCGGTCCACCGCCGCACAGCCGAATTCGGTCAGCCGGATCGGCTTCATCCCCGGAACCCAGGTTGTCGGCGTCGCGCTCCGCACGCCCGCCACCCGCTCATGGTGCAGGTTCGACCACCAGCCCTTCAGGTCCTTGGGCCGAAACACCCAGTCCTCGCCATGCGCTGTATCGATAATGGGCGTCCGCACCTGCGCCGCCCGGTCGCTCTCGCTGGCGTAATACCAGTCGAACCCCTCGCCGCCCGCCACCTGCTCGGCCAGATAGGCGGGCGAGGACGGTCCCCGGAACCCCGCCTCAGCGTCAATCCCGCCGCCCCCTTCGCGCCAGTCCCCCTCGCGCCAGTCGCCCAGCGGCGGATACCAGTCGATGCCCACGTAATCGATATTGGGATCGGCCCACAGCGGGTCCAGATGGAACCGCACCTCCCCGCCCGCCTGCCGCCCGAAATACTCCGACCAGTCAGCAGCGTAGCTCAGCTTCACCCCCGCCCCCACCACCGCTCGCACTCCGCCGCCAGCGCCCGGAACTGCGCCACAGCCGGGAAGCCGCTCGCCGCGTCACGCGTCCACGTCAGCCCGCGCATCTCCGAGCCGATCAGCAGCCCGTCCGCGCCTTCTTCAGCCGCAATGCCCGCATAGTGCAGCGCCAGCCGCCTCAGGCCCCAACCGTCCGCCTCCCCGAACATGGCCGCGACCTCGGCCGCCGCCCCCGCGCCGTCGTTCCCCGCCACGCGCCCGCGCCACGGATAGCCGTCGCAGTCCATGAAGACGAAGGGATACAGTGTCACCTCCAGCCCGCGATCCTTCAGCGCCCGGATCGCCTGACGCACGCTCTCGTCCGACGGCGTGCCGCCATAGGCCGGCCCTGTCCCGCCCTGACCGTCATCGACCTGCGAAATAAGATGCGCCTCGCCCCGCTCCAGACCGGCGACCTTCCACGTCAGCGGCTCGGTCGCCTTGGTGCGGTTCTCCACCCCCGGCCGGATGCGGCACGCGCCGGCGCGCACATCGTCGCCGAACCAGCCGACGATCAGACTGACCCGTTTCAGGTTCGGCGCCTGAACCATCAACTGATCCAGCGACACCAGCAGGTCCGCCCGCCCCTCGGCGTGATGCAGGTTCTCCGGCGTCGTCCTGGTCAGCCCCTCGCGACGCATCACCGCCTCGGTCGCCAGACAGAACTCCCCCGCGCCAGGGATCAGGCAGACCCCCTCCAGCATATCCTCCAGCCGCCCCTCGCCCGGCGCACGGCGAAACACCTCGAACGCCAGCTGCGGCGCGCGATTACCGAAGGGGCCCAGCGGCAGATCCTCGAACACCACATAGGCCGTCCCCCGGAACGCCGGCACCGCCCCCTCCACCGCCTCGATCAGGGGGTCGGGCGTCTGATCCGCCGTCCCGCGATGCACCCGCATCGTCACGCCCGTCAGGTCCAGCGGCTGGCCGTCGGCCCAGACCCGCCCCACCCCCTCGATCGGCCCTTCACCCAGAGCCACTGCAAAGCTCAGCGAATAGTCATACTCGACCGTCTTCTGTCCGCCCTTGCCGCCCGACCGCTTGTTCCTGTTCTCCAGAAACCGCGCGGCCCAGATCACCTGACCCGTCACGCGCGCCCGCCCGAAGACGCAAGCCATAGGCGCCCCGTCCGCCGACGATTGCAGGGTCAACGCCTCCAGCCTCGGCCCCCTCTGTCGGACGGGCGACAGGCTGGCGACGACATAGTTGTCGATGGCCCGGCCGACGGTCGCGCCGACAAAGGCCCCGATCGGCCCGCCGATTGAGCCGCCGACCGCCGTCAGAACCACCTGCGCCATTCAGTTTTCCTCTGTCTTCGCCGGCCAGCGGAAAGCCGCCACCAGTCTTCGCCGCCACCACGGCCCGACCCAACTCTCGACCACCGACCGCCCCCAATAGGCGTGGATCATCTTCCATTCCGGCCCGTGATCGGCCGACAGGATGGCGCAGTGCTTGACCGGACACCCCGCGCTCATGCGGAACAGCAGCACATCGCCCGGCCCCGCCCGCTCCAGCGCCACCTCGACCAGCCGCCGCCTCGCCGCGTGCAGCAGCGTCTCCTCGCCCCCGACCTCGGCCCAGTCAGGCCGGTAGGGCGGCGGCGGCTCCGGCTCCTCGCCCACCACCTCGCGCCACACCCCGCGGACCAGGCCCAGACAGTCCGCGCCCTCGCCCTTCACGCTGGCCTGATGCCGATAGGGCGTCCCCAGCCAGCCCCGCGCGGCGGCGAGGACCAGAAGGCGTAGCCCCTCTCCCTCCCCGTCCCGGGGAGGGTGGCTGAGCCTGAAAGGCGAAGCCGGGTGGGGGCGCTTCGGCAAGTCATCCCCCGCGCTCCGCATCGCCAAGCCCTCCCCACCCGGTCGCTGCGCGACCACCCTCCCCGTCTCGGGGAGGGAGAATTCACGCTCCCCCCTCATCGCCGGCTCCCGCCGTCGTTACGCCCGCCGCCCGCCGGTCGCGCGGCGATGAAGTCGTCGCCCGGAATGTCGGGAAAGCCCTGGAAGTTAACGCCGTTGGCAAACGTCGCGGTGCAGGTCGCCCAGCGCTTGTCACAACGTCGGCCCGCCACCGCCTCGGCGCTCAACCCACAGCGCGCGTCGCCCAGCATCGCATCGCAGGTCCGGCCATAGGTCCGCCCTGTCACGCGCTCCAGCGCCGCCATCGGCCCCTCCAGATCGGCGACAAAGGCCCCGTTCTCGCGCCGGATTCGCGCCAGCGTCCCGGCCCACAGCCGCACCTTCAGATCCGGCCGCGCCCAGTCCATGCGCCACAGCTCCACCCGCGCCCCGTCATAGAGACCCGCCGCGATGTCGCCCTCGCTGATCGCCTCGTCATCCAGCCC